CTTCCGAAAAACGCTGACATGCGCGCATATATAGGGGGGTTAGGAGAAACTTCAATATATGGCCGAAAAAAAAGAACAAATTTCAAAAGATGAAAAGATATTGACCGAAGCCAACGTCAAGAAGGAATTCAACGCGATTAAGCGAATGTTCCGCCCGGTAAAAGAAGACGACCCGGACCGAATGAAGCTGATCGAAAAGATCATCGAGGAAGTCGCCTTTCAGAAGGTGGCCATGAGACAGGCAAAAGCAGAACTGATCCTTCACGGCTTACAGACCACAACGAAGAACGCGTCACAGAAATTCGTCAAGGAAAATCCGGCTGTTCAGACTTACGACAAATACGCGAGAAGCTACGCGTCGAACATGAAGACCTTGATTGATATGTTACCGCCAAAACAGAAAAAAGAGATTTCGCGCCTTGCAGCGCTTCGAGAGGATTAACCAGGACATGAAGGCAAAGACGATCGCGCCGTTATTAGACAATTACATATTCGAGTATTACGACGCGATTGTCAGGATCAAGAACGGCGAAAAGGTTCCGGGCGTCAGGGCAGCAGGCGTCTTCATTCATGCGATCTTCAAGATCCTGGTCGAAGGAATACAGTCCGGCGAATACATCTTCAACCCGAAGAAAGCAAACAAGGCGATCAAGTTCATCGAAAACTTCTGTCATCACTCCGAAGGACGTTCGGATCTTCTGAAGTTGGAACTATGGCAAAAGGCCGTCGCGTCTGCGATCTTCGGAATCATGGATCCCGAGAATCCAAAGATCCGAATGTTCCGCGAAGTCCTTCTGATCGTGGCCCGGAAAAACGGTAAGACGCTTTTCGCAGCTGCGATCATGGCATACATGACATACATCGATGGAGAATACGGCGCGAAACTTTACTGCATGGCGCCGAAACTGGATCAGGCGGAACTATGCTTCGACGCATTTTATCAGATCGTCCAGTCAGACGACGAACTGAACAGCGCCACACAGAAACGAAGGACGGATCTGTATGTCAAGGACTTCAATACTTCCGTCAAGAAACTGGCCTTCAACTCGAAGAAGTCAGACGGATTCAACGTCTTCTTCTGCCTGAACGACGAAATCGAAGCCTGGCGCGGAGACGCCGGACTGAAGCAGTATGAAGTTATCAGTTCAGCCACGGGCAGCAGGGATCAGCCGCTTGTCATGTCGACCGGGACGGCCGGATATGAGAACGACGGAATATACGACGAACTGATCCGAAGGGCAACGGCCTTCCTGAAGGGAAGATCTATCGGCAAAGAAAAAGAACGGCGATTTCTGCCGTTTTTGTTTATCATCGACGACGTCGAAAAGTGGGACACACGGGAAGAACTCGAAAAGTCGAACCCGAACCTGGACGTCTCCGTCAAGTGGGATTATTACGTCGAGCAAATCGCGATTGCACATTCAAGCCTATCGAAGAAAGCTGAATTCCTGACGAAGTTCTGCAATATCAAGCAGAATTCTTCGATTGCCTGGCTTGATTATCAGGACGTCGAAAAGGCCGTCGGTAAAGACAAGGACGGAATCGCGGCTCACTATACCCTTGAAGATTTCCGCGGCTGTTATTGCGTCGGCGGAATCGACCTTTCAAGAACGACTGACTTGACAGCCGCTTCGATCGTGATCGAACGCGCTAATATCAATTACATTTTCACGCAGTTCTTCATGCCACAGAAAAGATTCGACGTCGCAGTCGACGAAGAAAACGTCCCGTATAACATTTACAAGGACCGGGGATTCCTTACGATCTCCGGGGACAATGCCGTCGATTATCGCGACGTATACAAGTGGTTTTTTGACCTGGTCAAGGTTTACAAGATCAAGCCTTTGAAGGTGGGATATGACAGATATTCCGCCCAGTATCTTATCAACGACATGAAGGAAGCAGGCTTCCACATGGACGACGTATACCAGGGAACCAACCTGACACCGATCCTGATCGAGTTCGAAGGGAAACTGAAAGACGGCTTGATCGAGATCGGAGACAACGCCCTTCTTCAGGGACATTTCCTGAACGTGGCCGTTGATATCAACATCAACGATTCGAGAATGAAACCCGTCAAGATCGACAAACGATCACATATCGACGGCGCCGTCAGCGTCTTCGACGCCTTCACGGTCAAAATGAAGTATTCAAGCGAAATCAGGCAGCAGCTGAAGAACATCGGAAAGTAATCGCGACAGATTCGAAAGTGGGTCATTCTGTCGCGATTTTATTTTGTATTCTTATGGCATGATAGGAAAAAAATATCACAGAAAGGGGCGTCGGAAACATGGGCCTGATCCGGGACTTGTTGAATTTGAGACGCGCGAAATTCGCGCCGTTTGTTGCGATTTCCGGGGACTACCAGGCGAACGGAAATCTTGAAGAATCAGATATCGTCGGAGCAATCGCGAACGTGATCGCTTCGAATGTCGGAAAACTGAATCCGCAGATTATACGAAGAACCGACGAAGGCGTATTCCCACGAAACGATTATCTGTCGAAGATCCTTTCCCTTCGGTGGGCGCCGGAAATTGATTCATATTCTGCGCTTTACAAAATGGCTTCGGATCTTGTGTATCATTCGAACGCCTACGCAGTCATATTCTATTCGCCGGATTTTACGAAGGTCGAATCGATCGCTCCCATAGACGCGACAGACGTCAGAATATGGGAAGATCAGCAGTCCGGGGCGATATTGTTTCGCTTCAGGTGGAGTTATGACAAGAAAGTCTATACCTTGCCATATCAGGACGTGATTCATCTTCGAAGCCGCTATTCAAAAAAACGCTTCATGGGAACCGCGCCGGATTCACAGCTGCGAAGCACCCTTGAACTTTTGGATTATTCCGGGGAAGCAATCAGGGCAACAGTCAGGAACGCTTCAAACCTGAAGGGGTATCTGAAATACAACAACTTTATCGATGACGACGAACTCAAAAAGAAGGTCAAGGAATTCCAGGACGCTTACATGTCCGTAGAGAACACAGGCGGAATCGCCGGACTTGATAATTCAATGGAGTTCAAGGAAATATCAGGATCAACCCCGAACGTTCCTGTCGTACAGTCGCAGTATTTCCGCGACAACATATATCGATACTACAACGTGAACGACAAGATCCTGACTTCGTCCTTTACCGAAGCGGATTTCAATTCGTTCTTTGAGAACGTGATCGAGCCGATCGCGATTCAATTATCACTCGAATTCACGTTCAAATTATTGTCAGAGCGCGAACGCGGATTCGGAAACAAAGTCATATTTTCAGCGAACCGCCTTCAATATGCGTCCATGCAAACACGAATGGCCATAGGCGGGGGCATGTTTGACCGCGGAATCATCACAATAAACGAATTCCGCGAATTGCTATATTACGAACCGATCGAGGGCGGAGACGTCCGAATGATTAGCCTGAACTATGTCAACGTAGACGATCAATCGCTTTATCAGGTCGGACAGGATAGCGATCAGGACCAGGAACAGGATCCGGGGCAGCAGGCCAGGATCAAAAGCCTGGAAGCCGGATTCTATCTTGCAAAAACTAGAGAGAAAGGGGGCAGCGGGCAAAATGCCAAAATTGAAGAAAATCTTTAATTGCTTCGAGGTAAAGAACGAAACTGCGACAACCGCCGATCTTTATTTCTACGGCGACATTGTATCGGACTGGTGGGGAGCGTGGCAGGAAGAAGATCAATATCCTGAAGCGATCAAAAACTTCCTGGCAGGGCAGCAGGGAAAGAACCTGAACATTTACATCAATTCGGGCGGCGGATCTGTATTCGCAGGAATCGCAATCTATAACATGATTAAAAGATTCGCGGAGACAGCAGAAGTCAAGGTATACGTTGACGGCCTGGCCGGATCTATCGCGTCCGTGATCGCGTTCGCAGGATCCGAAGCGCCGAAGATTCCGTCAAACGCCTTCTTGATGATTCATAATCCCTGGGCGCTTGTAGAAGGTAATTCAGCAGACCTTCGCAAAATGGCCGACGATCTCGACGTAATATCCGGCGGGATCCTTGCCGTATACATGGAACACGCAAAAGAAGGCGTGACAGAAGATCAGATCCGCGAACTTATGGACGCGGAAACCTGGCTTTCCGGGGAAGAAGCGGCGAAATATTTCGAAGTTGAAACAACCGAAAGCGTCGCAGAAATAGCGGCAGCAGCGGGCGAATATGTCGCAAGATCTCACAATATGCCGAAGGATCTTGTTATCGCAAAGCAGGAAGCCGCAGCAAAGACAAAGTCTGATAATCAGGACGCGCGTAAAGCGGAACTGATTCAGAATAGCAGCAAGCGCGACGAAATCGCGCGTGTAATCATTCAAAGTATCTGAAAGGAGATCACAAAATGAAACACGAAGAACTTATGAAACTGACAAGGGATCAGTTGAACGCGCGTCTGAAGGAGATCGGCGTCCAGTCAAAGACAGCTGAAGGCGAAGCGCTCGACGCACTTCTCGCAGAGGCCCAGGATATCAAAGATATTCTTGACCAGGCAAAGAAGAGAGAGCAGCTTGCAGGAATCGCAGACAGCGCCGAGGATCCCGAGGTAAACGAGGGAGAGAGCGAAGAGAAGATCGACAAGGCTGTCAAGGCTTTTGATAAGCGCGGACAGAATCTTAAGGCAGGCAAGGAAGCGAAGTTCAACGCAAGAATCGCCGTTCCCGCTGTCAAGGATTCTCTTTCTGTAGCGCAGACCGCGCCCGTAGTTCACACAGCTTCCGACATCAACGAGACCGCGAACCCTGTTTCCGCACTTGTTGACATGGTCAAAGCTGTTCCCCTTAAGGGCGGCGAGACTTACGAACGCGGATTCGTAAAGGACTACGTCGGAGCAGGAGCCGGAGCAACAAGCGAAGGATCCAACTATAACGACATGGAACCTGAATTCGGTTATGTGACTATCGAGAAGCAGAAGGTCACAGCATACACCGAGGAACCCGAGGAAATGCAGAAACTTCCTAACGCTGATTATGACAGCGTGATCGAAGGATCTGTTTCAAAGGCTGTCAGAAAGTATCTTTCCCGTCAGATCCTTATCGGCGACGGTTCCACAAGCAAGTTGAAGGGTATCTTCTTCAATCCTGTTTCCGCAGCTGACCAGGTAATCGATCCCGCAACGGATATCGAGATCACAGCGATCGACGACGGAACACTTGACGAGATTATCTATTCCTTCGGCGGCGACGAGGAAGTCGAGGGCGTGGCAACTCTTATCCTCAACAAACAGGACCTCAAAGCCTTCGCAAAGCTTCGCGACAAGCAGGGCCGCAAGGTTTACACAATCGTAAACAACGGACAGACAGGCACAATCGACGGCGTTCCTTTCGTCATCAATTCAGCTTGTAAGTCTGTTGGAGCAGTTGCAACAGCTGTCGGCGATTATCTCATGGCTTACGGTTATCTTCAGAATTACGAACTTGCTATCTTCAGCGATATCGACGTTCGCAGATCTGATGATTACAAGTTCAAGAGCGGACAGACCGCTTTCCGTGCGTCTATGTTCGCAGGCGGCGCCGTAGCTGCATATAACGGATTTATCCGTGTAAAGAAGGGCGAAGCGTAATCGCCCATAATGTGACGAAAGAAGGACGGTATCGATGACGATCAACGAACTATATGAAGCCGCAAAACTGCGGGTCAGAAAAAGAATATCGGACGATCTCGACCAGGACGTTCAGAAGGTCGTTGATACGGCTGTCGCAGATCTGAAAAGGATCGGCGTCGCGGAATCGTGGGTTGATAATCCGACAGATCCGTTGATCGTCGAAGCTGTCCTTTCCTACGTCAAGGCGAACTATTCCATTGACACGACGGCCTATCCTGTTTTATCCGGGATCTACGACATGAACATAACAAAGATCAAAGGCTGCGCGAAATACTTTTCGCCCGCGCCTGAAGGGGAAGGGGGTTCATAATGGACGATTGCATTATCGAATTGATCCACACGGCCGACGACCCCAAAGACGACGAAAAGACTTCTGTATATGCTACAAGATACCCTGTCGGACGTGATGAATTTCAATCCGCCGGGGTAAATGGCTATAAAGCGGAAGGAATGTTCACAGTTTGGGCGGAAGAATACGACGGTCAGGACGCGATCAAGGTCGGAGAAAATCGATTGACAATATATCGAACCTACGGACCGAAATCAGACGGAAAGATCGAACTATACGCAGCGACAAGGGTCGGAAATTATGGTCGTTAATGTAAAGCCGGAAGACCTGACCGAAGCAATCCGGGGATCCCTGGAAAACTATTCGGCAGCAGTCACGGAAAAGGTCAACGAAGAACTGGAAAAGGTCGCCGAAGACACAGCGGACACCCTGAAGAAGGGCGGACCGTATAGAGAGAGAACGGGAAAATACACAAAAGACTGGGCCGTGAAGACCAGGGCAAACGCCACAGCAGGGATCAGCGGCGAACAGTACACCGTTCACAACAAGAAACACTATCAACTTACACATTTGCTGGAAAAGGGGCATGTTTCCCGGAGCGGAAAAAGGGTTCCGGCATATCCGCACATCGAACCCGCAGAACGCCAAGCACAGACGAAAGCCGTTCAGGCAGTCGAAAAGGCCGTCAGGGAAGCAAATAACAAACTATGAACGCAACGTTTGAACAGATTATCGCCCGCGCGGAAGCGTTGGGGATCCCGATAACTGAATATGAGTTCAAGGCCACGAAGCAGAATCCCGCCCCGGCGCCGCCTTTTATCGTCTACATGAAGACAGAGAGACAGACAGGCCCGGACGGATTCAACAGGATCAGACAGATCGACGCTTCGCTTGAATTATACACAGACAGGAAATCAGATCCGGCGCTTGAAAAGCGTATCGAAGACGAAGTCCTGTTTGACGTCGAGTTCGTAAAGCAAGGCGTCCTGATCCAGTCAGAAAACATGTTTCAAGCGGCGTTCGATTTCAGCGTCGTTCAGAAGAAAAGGTAAACCATTCAAAGAAGGGAGATCAAACAATGGATAAAGCACCTGAAAGAATCATTCTCGGATCCGGCTATATTCATTTAGCAGTTTTCGAAAAGGGACAGACAATCCCTAACCCCTGGGAATTCTGCACGGACGAAAACCGTTATTCTTACATCAAGAACGGCGCGTCCCTTGAATACACACAGGAGACTTCAGAAGCAAAAGACGACATGGGCCACGTTTCAAAGGTCATTATCACTTCAGAAGAAGCGATCTTG